GAAGGAGATGTTGACCAAGACCTTCCAGAGGCCGGAGATCCAGAGCGACACGTTGGCCGAGATGAGGGAGGTCATGAGGGCCTCGGTCAAGAGGGGCAACAACACCGTCTTCTTCTCGATGAACGCCGACGCGTCCAAGTGGTCCCCGTCGTTCGTGATGGAGAACTTCATGCACTTCGTCTTCAACTGGGACATCAACGAGGACGTGAAGAACATGCTGTTGGTGGTCATCTCGTCCTTCTCCTCCAAGAGGATGTTGGTCCCGGACGACTTGAAGAGGAAGTGGGAGAACAAGGACAAGAACTTGAAGGAGTACTCGGAGGGGGCGCAGTCCTTCAAGGAGGAGGCGTACAAGAACAACTACGTCGTGGAGTTGATGTCGGGGATGGGCCAGGGGATGTTCCACTTCTTGTCCAGCTTCTACCACTGCGTGATGGACGACTTGAACGAGTCCTTGTCGAAGGAGATATTGATCTCGACCGTGAGGACGAGCTTCATCCAGAAAGTGATGAAGTCGTCCGACGACTCCACGTCCATCGGGATGATGATGTTCGGGAAGAACTTGAACAACGTGGACAAGGCGTTGAGGGCCTACATCTTCTTGCTGGACTCCTTCAACAGGTTGGCGAACATCCACATGAACTGGAAGAAGTCCGGGCTGAACTTCATCATCTCCGAGTTCAACTCCTTGTTCTCCATCGGGAAGAGGATGGTGTGGGCGACGATCAAGGACATCTACACGGCCAACTCCATCCCGGACCTGACCTCCCCGGAGGAGGCGGTGGTGTTCTTCAACTCCAACATCAGGAGGGCGTTCGAGCACGGGGTGTACCTCACGACGGTCAAGATCATGATGAAGCTGGCCTCGAAGCAGCTCAAGAGGTACTACAGGATGGACAGCTTGCTGATCTCCACGTTGTGCTCCCAGTTGAACTGCCCCGAGGAGTTGCTGCCGTACCAGCTCGGCTTCTTCCCCATGTCGATGCCCGTGGAGACGATGATGTTCGGGCTGGAGGTGAACATGTTCAACGAGAACAACTCCAAGGAGTTGAACTTGTTCTACCACAACTTGTACACCGCCGAGAAGTTGACGTCCTTGTCGAAGTCCAAGAAGACCGTCCCGTTCGCGGAGGAGTCCATGGGCAAGTTCTGGTTCGAGCTCCCCTCGAGGCTGGACAAGCAGCTGCAGGACATGAAGGACAAGTTCTTCACGAACATGATCCAGATGGACGTGGAGACCATCAACTTCGAGATGAACAAGAACGCCTTGAACTTCAACCTGTCCCAGAACGACCTGAAGTCGTACAACCAGTTCACCATGGAGTACTTCGTGGGGATGAACAGGAAGTACGAGTTCCAGGAGACCATGGTCGTCCACTCCTTGGTGAGGGCGTTGCAGCTGTCCAAGTCCAAGGG